TGATAAATGGTTAATACTAACAAGAACGGTATATAGAGCTTTAGAAATATCTAATCAATTAAAACAAAATAATCTTTATTATAAGAACATGTATGGAAAAAGTTTTAATAATAAACTTTATAAATCTATATTAAGATGGACCTCTTTAACTGAGGGAAATCAAATATCAATTGCTGACTGTAGAGATATCTATGATTATTTACAAGAACCATTCAATGAAAACAATTTTCAAAATAAAATGACAGTTAGAATAGAAGACCTTGGATTCAATAGAGATATCAAATGGTATGATGCATTTGTAAATGCAGATCATAATGAAGAATTTTATATTAGAAGTATGTTATCCAGTGGTGAGAAATTATCTGAAGAACCAAGAATAGAAGTATCAACAATTCATGCAGCAAAGGGTGGTGAATGTAAAAATGTTATTCTTGTCTTAGATAATGCAAGGAAGATCAGAGAAGCTACTGCTGAGAATGTAGACAAACAAGATGAAGAGAATAGAGTTTGGTATGTAGGTGTAACAAGATCCATGGAGAATCTTTATTTATTTAAATCAAAAAAAGAAAGGTATGGTTATCAACTATGAGTAATAAGACATTTTTTAAACAAGTAGGAGGAGCGCATTATAAAAAATATAAAATACAGCCCTCTTTATTTATCAATAAGAATAAGATACTGTTTGCTGAAGGCAATGCAATTAAATATATTTGCAGACACCAGGATAAAGGAAAGAAACAGGATTTGTTAAAAGCAATACACTATATAGAAATGATTATAGAAAGGGATTACAATGTTTAATCTTAAAAAAACTATAATTGGTGATATGGGTTTATTTACTTGTATCTGTATTTTTTATTTTTTACTAACGGTAATATAAATGAAAGTACCTCTATTTGAAGCACAGAAGGAATGGGTAGAACCAGAAGAGTTTCCTGATCTTAGATCTTATGATGAAATTGCAGTAGACTTAGAAACAAGAGATCCTGATTTAAAAAAGAAAGGATCTGGATCTGTTATAGGTAATGGAGAAGTAATTGGTATTGCTGTTGCTGTGCCAGGGCGATCTTTTTATTTTCCAATAGCGCATGGATCAGGTCCTAACATGGATCGTAAGAAAGTTTTAGAATGGTTTAAAGATACCATGGCAACTCCATCAATAAAAATATTTCATAACGCAATGTATGACGTATGTTGGATAAGGAAATTAGGTATTAAAATCAATGGTTTAATCGTAGATACTATGATTGCAGCATCTTTAGTTGATGAGAATAGATTTCAATACAGTTTAAATATGCTGTCTTGGGATTATCTCGGTTATGGTAAAAGTGAGGCAGCTTTAAACGAAGCAGCTAAATCTAGAGGATTAGATCCTAAAGAAGATATGTGGCAATTACCTGCAATGGAAGTTGGAACTTATGCTGAGAAGGATGCTGAACTTACATTAGAGCTTTGGCAGATGTTTAAAAAAGAAATAATTCATCAAGATATAGAATCCGTATTTAGTTTAGAAACTGATTTGTTTCCATGTTTAGTTGATATGAGATTCAAAGGTGTAAGAGTTGATATAGAACGAGCACACAAGTTGAAACAACAACTAACAGGACAAGAGAATGAATTGTTATTAAAAGTAAAACAAGAAACAGGGATAGAGCCCCAGATTTGGGCAGCAAGAAGCATAGCAAAAGTTTTTGATAAGCTTGGCCTACCTTATGATAGAACTGAGAAATCATTAGCGCCATCCTTTACAAAGAATTTTTTACAAGAACATTCTAACCCTATAGTCCAAATGATTGCAAAGGCAAGAGAAATTAACAAAGCACATACAACTTTTATTGATACAATTATTAGATATGAACACAAAGGTCGTATTCATGCTGAGATCAACCAAATAAGATCAGATCAAGGTGGTACTGTTACCGGAAGATTCAGTTACAACAATCCAAACTTACAGCAGCTGCCAGCAAGGAACAAGGACCTTGGACCTTTAATTAGATCTTTATTCTTACCAGAAGAGAAACATACTTGGGGTTGTTTTGACTATTCACAACAAGAACCTAGATTAGTTGTGCACTATGCATCCTTACATCAATTCCCTTCTGTATATCCTGTAATAGAATCTTATAAGAATAATCTTGATACAGACTTTCATCAAATTGTTGCCGACATGGCAAAAATTCCAAGATCACAAGCAAAAACTATTAACCTTGGATTATTTTATGGAATGGGTAAGGCAAAGTTACAAGCAGAGCTTGGTGTGTCTAAAGAAAAAGCTGCAGAATTATTTGATCAGTATCATGCTAAAGTTCCATTTGTTAAACAGTTAATGAACTCAGCATCTAATAGATCACAAGAGCGTGGTCAAATTAGAACATTACTTGGTAGACTATGCAGATTTCATTTATGGGAACCAAATAGTTTTGGTATGCATAAAGCTATGCCTCATGAAGAAGCACTCCAGGAACACGGACCAGGGATCAAGCGAGCATATACTTACAAAGCTTTAAATAAATTAATTCAAGGTTCTGCAGCGGATATGACTAAAAAATCTATGTTAGAATTATACAAAGAAGGTATAGTTGCACATATTCAAATACACGATGAATTAGATATATCGGTTGAATCTCCTGAACATGCTAAAAAAATTATTAGTATAATGGAAAATGCAGTTGAACTTGATGTTCCCAATAAAGTAGATTATGAATCTGGTGAAAATTGGGGCGATATATATGATTGATTATGTCTTATCTTAATGCTAACATTCCTCCGCTTTATTGTAACATAAGAAGGGAATATTTATATGATCTTAAACAACATCAAGGAGAAATTGAAAGTTGTGTGGTCTTTGGTATTGCGAGCATACCTGGCCGTGCAATATTATTTCATTGTTTACTTGAATCGGGTGCAATCTATTACAGATTACCTATCAGCGCTTTTATTCAAAAAGGGTTTGATCGCAGAAACGTTCCAGACCAAACTATCAACGATCTTGAGTTATGGAATTCATTTAGTTATTTTCCTAACATTATCCGCTTTGATTTTTTAAAAGGACAATCCTGTAAATATTTTAACAAAGGAAATACATACAATGCAGAGTATTTATTTACTATTGACTGGGCTCATCCAGATGTTAATATCTTGGACACAGAACATTCTGAAATACCTCACGAACATAAGTGCGGTCATGTTTTGGCTCTTTGTAACGGTAATTACGCAATTCAGCCTAACAATCGTATTTTGTGGAACGTGCCTAGTTTTACTACTTCACCATATAAGCCTGATTATAAAGTCCAGACTACGTATTGGAATGTAGAAAATAAAAATTGGGTAACAGAGGATTCTGACAATATGTTTTACCAAGTTAATGAAGTTAGACAAGATTAATTGTATTAACAATCTCGCGGCTGGATGCTGCTTATTAAATCACTGTAAATGCCATGACAATGAAGAGTATGTTAATAAAATATTTGATAGTAGCTCTACTAGCATTTGTATTAGGTACATTTTTCCCAAATCCCGTCGCCAAGAAGAAAACTGAGAACGCCATTATTGCCTGGGCCAAAAGCCTAGGTTTTGGTCCCCCAAGGTTTGAATATCATAACAACGAAGAATTCATTACCTCCCTTAAAAAATGCATCTCCTACCTTAATTTTGAAATTCCCACAAGAAACCACATAAATACTGAACTAATCGTTGCTCAAGCTATCGTAGAAAGCAACTATGGAACGTCAAGGTTCGCATTAGAAGGCCATAATCTGTTTGGTATAAGAGTATGGTCAAAAGAGGGAATGCTACCCTATAAACAACCAGATACTATAGAATGGCGTGTCAGGGTCTTTAAAAACAAGTGTGAATCTGTTAAGTATTACATTGAAATTCTAAATACAAAACAAGTGTATACAGAATTTAGAAAAGCTAGAGACATGTCATTGAATAGAGATCCTATAAGAATGGCAAAAGCATTAGATAGTTTTTCTACAAACAAAGAATATGAAAAACATGTTATTGAGGTTATTAAAAAATTAAGAAATGAATCTAAGTGAAAATTTTACATTACAGGAATTAATTTATTCAGATACAGCCATTCGTATGGGGTTAGATAATAAACCTAATGATGAAACTATAGAAAATTTAAAAATACTTTGTAAGAATATATTAGAACCCATCAGAGCTAATTTCAAATCTCCTGTTGTAGTATCTTCTGGTTACAGATCAGCAGCTGTTTGCGCGGCCGTAGGATCGAGCAGCAAGAGTCAACATATAAAAGGACAAGCAGTAGATTTTGAAATTTTTGGTATACCCAATAAGGAAGTAAGTGATTGGATTGTTCAAAACATTAATTTTGATCAATGTATCCTTGAGTTCTGGAATGATAAAGAACCTAATTCTGGTTGGGTCCATTGTAGTTATGATAGTGAAGGTAATAATAGAAAACAATATTTGAATGCACAGAAA